TCTCACCGACTTGTCCTTCCTGGACAAAGTACGCCGTGCCAGCCGGCACACGGTTGGAGATGTAGAGTTGCTTGTTGATGAATGTGAGGAACTGCGCCAGTGACTGGGCACCATAGATGGTGGCCAACTGAGCATATTCCTGCGGGTTGAGGAGTACCAGATCGAACAGCACTCCCAACTCGTCCTGCTCAGCGATCATATCGGCCTGCGCAAAGTCACGCAGAGGATAGTTGCTCGCCGTGCTGGCGTTGGTACCAGCGGTAACGACCGTCTGCCAGTTACGGCCAACGAACGTCTGGTTGAACGCTGACACTGCTGAGTTCAACTCAGCAATCGCTCGCGCGTTGATCTTGCGGACGATGGTGTTGGCCACCTGCCGCATGAGGCGCATGAACAGGACTGCGTTGTTGCGGTCCCTTGCCTCGTCTGTGATGTAGACCTTGCCGCCCCACTTCTCGACTGAGGCAACCTTGGGCACCAGCTGAACACCAGTGAGCAGTGGGAACTCAGCTCCTGGTGAAACGCGCTCAACGTCACGCGCCGCATAGAGCTCGTTCATTGTTGCCTGGTCATACACCACCGCGCCGCCCGTGACACCACCGGCAGATGCAAACACCCGGTCAGCGATGAACCGCTGAAGGGTGAGATCCATGATCATCCGTGTGACTCGCGTCGGTTGGTTGAGCATGATGTCCACCGTCATCAGGGTCCCGGCCAAAGTAGGGGGGCCCAACGGATGGGACACTGGTGCACCGACAGTCACAGGACCAGCGGCAGCGATCTGGGCCTGAATCTGCGCTTCCTCGGAACGCGCCTGAATGCGCTTACCGGCCCGGACCAGTGCTTTGTTGACTGTGCTCACTATCACTCCTTTCTAGTAGAGAGAGATTTGAGCGATTCCACCCGACGCGCAACTGTCGAATGCCAGACCGGCTGGCCTCCCTGCCGCAACAGGAATTGCATTCCCATTGCCATCTGACTGGACTTCCTGTCCAGCGGTGATCGCTGCACCCGCGGTGACAGGCATCACCTTTGGGGACCTGAAGATGGGCACAAGATTGCCCAAGGACTGATCGTACATGGCAACACCAAGTACCTTGTCACCAGCACCTGCCGGCGCAACGGAAATGGTACCACCAACAACGCTATCGGTGATCGCGCTGTTGACCAGGTTCGGACCACCCGGCTGACGAGGACCGGAGATTTTCACGAACGTCATGCCGGTAACAGCAGCCGTGCAATAGCCCGTTACTTCATCACCCTCGTCATAGAACGGATTGGCTAGGTTGTTGAGACCCGGACTCATCAGTCACCTCCTTGAACAACCGCCGGGATTTGAGCTTCTCCTGTTGACTGGCCCTGGGCGACCTTGACCCTTTGCCTTTCTGCCGGTGTCAACCAGCTCTGTTCGTACGCCGATGCGTCGGCTGCCTGCGCCGACTCCACCTGGCCTGTTCCTGCGGTTCCGCGAGCCTCGACTGGCACAAGTCCAGCTGCCAGCGAATCGATGAGGCCACGGGTGCCCTCCGGATCGGCGTCCCATGCCTTGAGGTAATGGTTCTTGCGTGACGGAGGGAACTTGCCTGCCTTGATCGCCGTGTTCAGGAACGAGTCACGTTCGGTGTCACGAGTCCTGGCAGCGAGTTCTGCACCTTGGCGAGCCTGGTCAGCAACAGCTTCCCAGGTCGCCTTATCGACGACGATGGTTCCTTCAGGCAGCTGGATCGGGGATGATCCTGGGATCCTGCTGGCTGCAGCAGTGCTTTGGATGCCCGTACGTGTACGGCTCTCCTCGTCACCACCTTCATCACCTTCGTCACCGTTCCCACCGTTGCCTCCCTCATCGGGGGCAGGCGGTGCAGGAGCGGGTTCAGCTGGAGGAGTTTCGGGCCGAGCGCTGGCAGCCTGAATAACTACCCGAACCACCGTCGCGTCGTCCGCGTCGTCTGGGAGTTGCTCGGGTGTTAGACCATGGCGAGCGCGCACCGCTGCGGCTTCCTCGGGAGTCATACAGCCTCCTGGTCGTGAATCTGCACGTGCATTGAACATCATCACCGGGTTACCAAGTGACGCGGCGACCGATGCCCTTACGAGCGCGGCAGCCTTGGTTTTCGCCGGTGTATCAACGTATTGGATTTTGACTTGGACAGGATCTCCGAAAGATACCTCCTCACCCTTGCTTTGGAATGGGACTCGATACAGCCCACCTTCATCGTCGTCTACGATCAACTCATTAGGGTCGAAGTAGACAGCACGAATCCACCACCACATCTGACTCGGTTCAAGCGAGTCGTAGTAGCCACGGCGAACATCGTCGAGGTTGACTTGCGCAACCACCCCGGTACTCGCCTTGATGCTATCAGGCGGGTCTTCCCCGAGGGTACTATAGGCGCTGCGCAAGGAAGCTTTAGCTGCACTCAAGGCTGCATCACATCCGTTCTTGACTGAGCCGATTCGACTAGCAGCAGCATGGACACCGTTGCGGTTCAAAGTACCGCTTGGTTCCTTGATTGGCAACGAGTACCGCTGCTTAGCAGGTTTGCTCGTCCAAGTATCAGAGCACTTGGAACGGTCATACACGCATGCCGCAGCGTACTGCTCATCAGTATAGTCTGAGTCTTTGAAGTTTGACCATGGTGTATCACTGACCGCAGCCTCAACAGAAGTTGAGCCTCTGATGACAGACATTGGGTCACCCTCATCAGGCTCAGTAACCGTCACACCAGAAGGTCCCTCAGCACTGAAGAGAATTGGCAAATCGTCGAGCGTTGTGATTCCCGGTCCCACAACACCGAGCATAGCAACGGCGTCAACAGCAAGTGCCCATTTGTGCCCAGTCACAGTTTCCACATCGAAGTTACCTTCAATGGACCGCGACGGATATGCCGTTGACATGATGCTGGCAAACCATGCCGGTACCCCAACCAGGTCGCCATACACCGTTTGATCGTTGTCACCAAGTCGCAGATTGATCCACGTGCCTAGTGACGGTTCACCGTCGAGTACGTCACCATCAGGTGTCGTGGTCTTGTTGAAGCGAGGATCTGAGTGCCCGATCTTGGTACGTGGCGAATGAATTGCAGGGTCGTCCTGACTCGCAACCAAGTCGCGCAGGTGCCTTTCAGTGAGAGTGATAAGTCCAGTGCTAGTGGGATAGTCGATTCCCGTACTCACCATAGGGACATTGGGAACGGTCACGAATGGAGGAGCGAGAACTGACTCTACGCCAGTTGCCGCAGCAATTCTTCGACCGTTTACGCGCATGGTGATTGGTAGGGTGATCATGTCCTTCCTCACTGAATTGTGGCTGGCGTTTCACCGTAGACTGCGACCAATGTACCTCGACAGCGACCGCCTCCAAGGCAGTCCACGAATCCACCAGACGGGTAGAACCTCTCTGCGTCAGCCAGCGAAACAAACTGAGTACCATCCTCGGCAATGCAGTTAGTGCATGTGTTGTTGTCGAGAATTTCACTGGCATAGATCTGCGACGGGTCCCCTTCCGCCATCGTTGCCCTTCTTCCTGAGTTCATTGCAGCTGTCAATGCGCTGCCAAGATTATCAGCCAGATATGTTGGAGACAAGTTAGTCAACTTTACCTTCGTATTGTTGGCAATCTCCGTACCGCTCAACTTACCACCAGCAAGCCGAATCGCATTGGACTGGGCAGCTGCCGTAATGGACGATGCTAAGAACTTGTCTACCGCCTGAGCTCGACCGCGCTGATCGTTACTCAGCGATGTAAGGTCAGGTAACTGCACCGTTGTACTCTGCCGTGCTGCCTCAGCCTGCGCATCATGCGCACCTTGCACTGCCATATTACTCATCGCGGTGAACAGCAATGGTTCCATGGTTGGGTCAGCCTTGATCTTACTCAACTCATCGAGGTTATTACCAGCAGCAACGATCTGGTCATGCAACTGTTCGATCTGTCGCAATTGCGACTGGCGCACATGCGCAACTAATACGTCACGCGTGTTCTGCCAGTTAGTGTCCATTGAGCTCCAGTCAACAGCTGCCTGAATCTCATGCTGGTATAACTCACGACGGAGCGGCCGGTTCGGGAGCGACACAGGGGAGCCTGCCGCTTGAGCCCTCACCGACCGCTCCCCATTCTGGGACTCGTTGACGCCTACAGTCCCAGAAGCCTTGGTATTGGGTGCACCGAGCGGCTTCTTACCAGTACCACCTTGATCCGATCCTTCAGGCGGTGGCGCAAGCGGTGGAGCATCAGTTTGAGTGGGCCCAGGAGGCCAAGGCTCTGAGCCGGGAGGAGCAGGCAATGTGGGCTGAGGGAGACCAGGAGGCCTTGAGGGCAGGCCATAACGCTCACGAATCGCATTCTCCAAGTTCTCGTCCATGGTAATCGCGCCACGTTCAACTAGCCAAGCGAACTCACGACCGGTGAACGCTGTGTCAGGATTACGAGTGAACATCAACTGTGGAGTTGAATCAGCATCGGGATCGACGTTCCAGTCCCACCAGTTCTCGATCACGCTGGCAGTGAATGTGCGACAAATCCAATAGGCCATTTCATCGATGGCATCACTGAAGAAGTCAATGAACTCACTACCGAGTGCTCGACTGCCTGTTTCCGTCTGTCCCAACTGCATAAACATGGCAAGCCACGCACGGGCCATTTCCTCGTTGTCGAGTCGAATGGACGCGAGGGTATCAGGCAGCGAACCTGTCGTGCCGACCAACTTGACCGTTGTGCCATTAGGAACAGCACCACCAGACATGTCACCAGCACGTAGCTTGCGCATGAGTATGTCGAGGCGAATAAGACCAGCGCCACTCATGCCAGAAGGCGCCTCCGCAATAGGAATACCCATCCCATTACGTTCTTGCTTCTGCGCATCAACTCTGAGTAGCCTATCTTTCCTCAACCAGTTGCGATAGCAGGCACGCAACATCGAGCGGCCCACCCAGTTTGCACCTTCCATCAACCATGCGTACCAGGTAACACGGTCTGCTGGAATCAACCCTGGGTTTTGCGTTGAAGTAGGCGAGTAATACTGCCTGAACCCAATCAGTTCACCAACCGAGTCCATGAAGATTTGACTGATGGTTTCAGGTGGTCGCGGAGCAAGCTTAGTGAGGTGCCACATACCATCATCGCCAATTTCACCAACTTGCTCGAACGCGTAGTGGCCCATGAGCAAGGCAAGCAGTGCATCCTGAATGTGCTTGCCGAAGTCAAACCGGTTACGGTATTTCTGCTGTGGCAATGGTTCAAGATTCTTGATGTTCATGCTCAAGTCACGAGCGAGCTTGTTCACCATCTTGGGATCACAGTCGTTCGGATCGAGCAACCAGTGGTAACGTCGCAGGGGCAACGACGTACCAAGGTACAGTCCTTGAATCTGTGCATCATGTCGCATCTGCGAGTAAGTTTGAATGCACTGAGGCCACTGTAGTTGAGGTGACCGTTCGAGGTTGTCACCGACATACGTGTTCCAACCTGGTACACCAGGTGCCCATTGTGTCAGTGAACCGATCTCCTCAGTAGGAGGAGAGGTAGGCAAAGGCTGGTTCGGTCCGCCTAGGTATTCAATGTCAACTAAGCCACGAGGACTAATGCTCATGATTTACCCGGCTTTCCCAGTGATGACCATTTATCGCCCCAATCGCCTGCGTTTTCACCTTTTTGCCAGCGATGGAGGACTTCACCACTGTCTGTTTCAACGAACGTTTCGATAGCGCCGTTTTTCTTCACTACCGAAACTAGTCCTTGTTCTGACTTCGGTACAGGAGCCACAGGCTTAGTAATCCTCCCACCAAGAACGCGATGGGCAAAATCTGTAGGAGTACCATGGTAAATATTACCATCAACCGCTCTTCCTATACCGGCAAAACTTGCCTTGTCCGTGTTCTGCCACCATGTGTGAGGTTGACTTGGTTCATTTGCTTGATAAGCAGCTACCCAGGTAGGACGATTCCACGCCATTGTGCCACCAAGGTAAGCTCGGAAGAAGTAATCACCTGAGTACAAACTTGCTTTGAAACCAGCCCACCTGTCGATCACTCCCAACCAGGCCTCAGCACGCTTTATCTGGTTGCCAGGCGCAATCTCTTCGTAGTCACAGATGGGAAACTCGTTTGGCGCCAGCTTACCAACAGAAGCGATGAACTCCCTCGCTTGCTCAGCAGGATCTCTGTCCTTCACCATATATTGATAAATGCCAACAGCAGTAAACGGTACCTTGCGAGTTGCCTCACGACGTGCCGGCATGGTCTTGTCAGGCCGATAACCGTTGTGCGCCCTGTAAATGAATACCCTGTAGCCAGCGTTGTAGTAAGCCCGCTGGTCAACGTTGGGCTGGAATTCAGATATGTCGCAGAAGCG